CCCAATAAGGATCTATCGGAAATTTACTAACATCTGGTATTGAATTTAGTTCTATAAATGTATCACCAAGATCGTTAATGATTTCTTTATTTGAAGAATCAATTAGTTTTGATTTAATTTTTAAACGAACACCAAATAGTTTAGCGAGGTCAAAATACAAACTATTATCAAAAAACTGGATATGGGATTTAAGTTTAGCTGTGAATAATTTTATTAGAGTTTCATTGTCACAATAGATAATAAATTTTTGTTTATTGTTAAATGCAGGTAATAGTAAATTACTGTTAACAAAATCTTCATATGTTTTAAAACGAGCATAGCACTGATGTATGAATACATTATTGTAATAAAAACTATTTTCAACTCCTGCACCTAAAATTGCGTGTTTGTCGCCAACTACAATATAATCTGCAGAAGATGGATCGAACATTGCATATGGATATGCATAACAAGAGTTATAGAGATGTAACATTTGTCTCTTCGTAAATATTTTGTAATTGTTGTGGAGTAAATGAATTATCTAATATCATCTTTAACAGAGGGAAAATAATGCAACCACCTGTTATATAAGTCATGAGTGTCTTACCTGAATAGATTGGTCTATCAAAGTAAAAATCAAAATATTTAATTTCATCAAATTTTGGAATTGATGCATAATAGTGAGAATTGAAAGTTTCGTTTTGAAATAGATTAACGAATGTTTTTCCTATTTCCTGTTTTTCTTCTACTATGTTATTTGTTATAAAATCTCCAAGTTCTTCTTTATACGCATTTAAATTCTTAATTGCATATAGTAAAGTTCCATCTAAGATATCACAAAGTGCTTTAATCAATTCTTCGTTTTCTTTAACGAATTGCTCTACCTGAGAATTGGTTAAAATACTTTTTTGTAAAAATTCAATATCTAATTTTAAATTATCAACTAAAGATAGATTATATCCTTTTTGATAGAATACACTTTTAATAACAGTGGCTAATAATTGTTCAATATTTGCAGTAGAATTATGTTTAACATATTCAAGTACTAGAGTTTTCTTCTCATCAATAGAAACATTTGTGAAATCAATATCAACTGTTCTATATTTTAAATTGCTAAAATAAGTAATAAAGTTTTTACCTTTAATAGTTGAATTTGCATAATCAATTTTAGGAGAATCTAATTCTCCTGTAATAATGTTTTTTAAGGTAACAGAATCAAATGGAACAATATACATTATAAACTTCCGTGGCAAGATCCATGGCAATTACTATGGCAGTAAAATTCTTCAATAAGAACAGTATCTCCTCTGTGATTATTAATAGCGGTGGATAAAGAATTTACAAAATCATCTAAATCAGAAGCATCTACATTAGTTCCAGAAGAAGGAATGCTGGAACCAGTTGCACTCATATCAGCAGCATAATCAGCAGTTAAATTAGTTATGTTAGTTTCGTTGCTGTTTAACTGTGCTCTCACATCACCTTGTATCTGATACCATTTTTTTAGATTAACACTTCTAATTCTAGATAGTAAAGTAGCATATCCTCTAAAGTTAGTCACTATTGTAGAAGCAGTAACATTAGCGTCAGAAATATCAGAACTAAAAGAGCCTGTTGCATATCCAGTATCATCACCACCAGTAATGTCTGTTTGAAAGGGTTGGTTGCCACTGTGCCACACAATACCTGCATTATAGGTATTTCTAATAGCTTCCATTGAAGCAACAATATTTGCTTTTGTTATATTATCGCCAGCTGTTGTCATTCTTTAACCTTTGCATTAATGTTTTCGGTGCTGCACAGACATCTTCCTGCCATTTTAATTGGTGACAGTCGCTATTACAGATATCAAATACATCACAGGTATAGCAACGAGGGTCTCTTTCTATCTCGCATGTAATGTTATTTATTCTTCCTCTGGCAGAGAGTAGACTTCTAATAGATTGAAATATATCTCCAAATCCATTACCCACTGCAGCATTTGGACAGCCAGCCACAGTTCCATCGGCATTGATTGTAAAGATCTTCTGTTCACAATCTCTACAACGAACTCCACCATGTATTCCTTTAGTTATAGAGGAATAGACACCTTCCAGTAGGACATCTTTATATTTAGGTTTTATTGTCTGATAGGTTTCATGCATCCTAATAAACCAATCATCTTGATCTTTATTTCTAGGAAAAATATGAGTATTTTCAAGTGCCGAACCATCGTGAGTTAATCTTTCAAACTGCACCCAATTAACACCTAAAGTATTGAGCCAGAGAACTAACTCAGTGGTATCCATTTGCATTAACTCTTTGTTCAGACTAATATTCAGTGTAATATTATGACCAGCATCTACTACAGTTTGAAGATTCTTTCGCCAAAGTTTTTCTTGTTTATCATTCTCGAAACGAATACCCTTATCCCATGAGGTACAGAATCCATTTTTTAGAACAGTTTTGAAAAACTGCATATGGTCTTCAGTTAGATTAAAGCATAGATTAGTCGAACATGACCAGTTAAGATTGGGGAATAGTTTAGAAACCTTATCCCAAACATAGTACATATCATCTAGTGGAGCAAGAAATGGTTCTCCTCCGTGGAATGTAATATTCCCACCATTGAAAGATGGACATTCTTCATGCAGTCGTTCGAACCACTCTACTGTGCTTTGGGGATTAAAGTATATCTTCTTACCGTTGACACCATTTGTAAAACAGTGTTGGCAATTAAGTTGGCAAGTTTCAGTGGTCTTAAGATAGACCACTAAATCTTTTGGGATTAGTATATCTGAAAGAGATACATTTGTCTTATGAAAGACGATTGGTTGAGTTATCATGAATCATTATAAAATCACACATTCAACAAGTTTAACATTAGCGTCTTCATTTGTCTCTAATGCTATTGCAAATGAATTGCTAGTATCGCCATACATACCTTTACCATCTTGATTACAGATAAGTGGCTGTCCTTTGCGAATTGGACCAATAACTTTAACTGGAACACGACCACGAAGTGCAATGGCTTGACCATCTGCGTCGTCATTCATTAAGAATGCTGGGTTAGTAGAAATAACACCAAGAACTCTTTGTCCAGACTGCCATGTTTGAGTTGCTTCTGCGTCACCATTAATTGCTACTGCCAATACAGTTCCCGCTTCATACTCTACATCAGTTGTATATTTTTCTGCCAAGTCAGCGTATTGAGCAGTGGTTGCAGTTCCAAAAATAGTGCCGAAACGATTACCAGTTTGACCGATATTACCAGAGCCATTAGTTCCTGTTTTAATAATTGCAGAAACTTCAGGAGTGCTTGATAATGAAATAGTAGGATTACCAGAAACTCCATCACCATTAGTTACTGTTATAGAAGTGCTACCTGCAATACTTCTTGTTACTGATGTACCTGCAGAATTTTTAACAAAAAATCCATGACTAGTTACAGCAGCAAGTGCAGTTAAATTATTAGAGAATGGTTGAACATCTGAACCGAGAACTAATCCAAGATTAGTTCTCGCTTGAATAACAGTGGATGCACCAGTGCCTCCATCAGCAATTGCTAAATCTGTAATTCCAGCAATAGAACCACCAGTAATTGATACACTGTTAGACGCTTGAGTTGCCATAGTACCCAACTCAAGATTTGTTCGAGCATTTGCAGCAGTAGTTGCACCTGTACCACCATTGTTTATTGCTACAGTACCATCCACATTAGTTGCATTACCAGTTACGGTTCCAGTTACATTACCTGTAAGATTTCCTGTGACATTTCCAACCAAAGTTGCAGTAATAGTTCCTGCAGAGAAGTTACCAGAACTATCTCTGTGAACAACAGTGTTTACTGTATTTGCCGTAGCAGAATTTCTACCATCTAGTAAATCAGCATCTATACCAGATCCTGATCCATCAACAGTAAGAAGTTTACTTAAAACATCTGCTGCAGTATAAGTTGCAGAATCTAGTTTAGTTCCAACCTCAGTGTTTAGATTGGTAAAGTTAGCATCTGCCTCTGCAATCGTAAGCGGACTGCCTTTAACTGATCGTAATACGATTACTGCCATTATCGTTCCTTATTGATAAGAGTAATAAGCAATTGCTTAATCTCTGATAAATCTGATTCGATCTTTTCAATCTTATCAGAGTTTTGTTTAATTTGTTGCTTCATGTCTTTAGAAGAATTTTTTCTAGCAAGATAGTTTTGATAGTCTGTTGTATTAGTATTTATCACCGCACCGCTAGACAAATCTCTAATTAGACTATCACTATCTTGTATTTTAACAAATTCCATTATGCACACGCTATAACACGAAGATCTTTAATTCTTGGAACTTCAGAACTATTATCTGACTTCATGACTAGTTTTAATTTAACTGCGTCAAATGCTTCCATGTCTGCTTCAGAAAAACTAGCATCAACGAATCGTTCTGTTCCATTACTAAAGTTAACAATAGGTGCATCAACTGTCATTAAAGTATAAGGCACAGAATCAAACGATGCAGTAGATCCAACGACGGCAGTTTTGTAATAAACTTCAACTGATGCTTCTGCTGGTAAATTAACAGCAAAACGAACTCTTAGATAATTAGAAGGATTTGCCAAATTAACAGTCTTAGTTACATATTTACTATAACTTGATGACTCGATTGGAGCGATCTCATCAACGAATCTTTCACGCTGAGTTAAAGTAGCATTACCAGTAATTGCATCTGGTGCAGCAGAGAAAGTAATAGAACTACCATCTGAAGCAACTGCAGTAATTAAACGAGTGCTTGATCCAGAAGACGCTCCAGCGATTGTTAGATACTTACCAACAGTGGCTGTCTTAAATTGTGCGTTTCTAGTAGAAGTAGTGATCTGATTTCCTGCAACTGTAACACCAGAAAGACCATTTAAGATAACATTATAGTCAAGACCAGCCACATTCATATTAGTTTCTGATGGTTCATTAATTTTGTTATTAATAACAATCATACTTGTACGATGTGTATCAAGAATTGGTGATAGTGCGTTATTTGTGCTGCTAAATGTAACATTCATTGTTACAGATTTGTTTCCACTTAAAGAATTGGTTTCATTAACTTCAGATGCGATCATTCTTGGAGCAGTAAAATAATTAGTTTCATTTGCAAGAATTCCGCTAAAAGATGCATCTTGTACATAAGCGGTTTGAGTAGTTGAATCTACAGATTTACCAGTAGTAGTTTTAATTCCAAAATCAACTTGGGTTTCAGAGAAGGTCTGAATTTGAACTGCTGGTTGAACTGCATCATACTGTAGATTTCTTGAACTTTTAACTACAGAGCCACCACCATATCCAGAAGCAGTTGCAGAAGTAGTAGCCACAGTAACAACATAAGAGTCTAAATCTACATCGCTAATAACATGTGTTGTATTTAATTCTGCAGCTGGAATACCATTTACTGCTGCAGCAACTCCACTAATTGTTGCACGAGATCCAGATGGCATACCATGATTGTCATGCCAGACACGAACTTTGGTTTGCCCAACTCGTGTTTCAAATGGATCTGTACCCAAAGTTTGAAGAGGAATTAAATCGTTTACATACTCAACATTAGCCTGAACACTAGTATCAAATTTAGCACGATATAAAACAAATTTTAAGTCTTGTGTTTGATCAGCGGTCCAAGTAGAAGCGTTTTGTGATTTGAACAACGAGCCAAGATATGGTTGTTCAGAAATGGTACGAGCAGTTCCTGGCATTTGCTCACCAACTTGAGAAATCCAAACTTTATATGCATTTGAATCTGATGCTAAGATAATGCAATACTCTGTATTTTCCTGTACATAAACTGGAGAAGGGAATGTAAATGTTGTAGCAGTATCATACTTATTAACTGATACGCCATCAAGCGTTACAGTGTTAGCAGATAAACTTACCTGTTCTGGTTTTAATGTGACACGACTAAATGGTAGAACTCGCTTTCCAGGATATCCATTTACAACTTCACGAATTTCTAGCATAACTGGAATTTTTTCATCTTTGGTCGCAAAGAAAATATCTACCTTAGATAAGAAACAACCACCCTTTTGTTCAATTAAGAATGTTTGAGCAAGAGGATCCCACCATCCTGTATCAGCAACAATACGATCTGATGTTTGAACGATAACTCGATTTTCTGAAACTTGTTCTTCTACTAGTTCTGCATTACGAACTGAGTGAACTGTTTGTTGACGAGTTTCTAGGATACCTTCAGCACGATAATTTGCACGACCACGAGAAGTAAAGTCGCCATCAGCTGTTGACACATCAACAAGTTTAAATTCACGAGTACCACAACGGAATCTTAATGCGTCTGTATTTGGGATATTAAACAATAATTGTATATCACCATTAAAGTTACTAACCAAATTACCGCCAAGAGAGGCAACTGTTACAGTACCAACAGTACCAGTAGCAGCAGAAACAGATCCAGTGATTGTTTCAGTAGAACTAAATGTTCCAACAATATTGATTACATATAATGCGTATGCATTAGTATCTGGATTAAATTCTTTGCCAACTACAACTGCAGTAGCACCAGATGTTCCACCTGTGATAACATCACCACGATTTAAACATACTTGTGAATCTCCATTAATGCGACGAGCAGAACCTGATGCAAGACCACCCACATTAGTTTCAGTATTAAACGCACCAGAAACTGGAGTGTATGTTATTTTAGACGCAGGAGTGCAATAAGAAGCAATACTAATGTTGTCAAAGAATGGATAGAAACGAG